TGATACTAATGTAATCCATGTTCCTCATGAAGATGACTGCTTCAAGACCACTGACGTTGATACCTTCACTGAGAATACTGTGATGGATGACAACAAACTTTTTGTCAGGATCTTTGCCCCAAGCGTTCAACGTATCGAAGAACTTCTCACGATCAACTTTTTTGCCATCAATAATTGCACCTGTCTTAGATGTAATCGTCATCCAAGAATATCCACGCTCAGCAAGTTGTAAGCAAAAATCAGAGTATGTCAAAAGATTGATAATCTGTTTTGTGGTGCGAGCACAAATCAAAGTCTTATCGATGTTGTTGTCATCGATAGTTTCAATCAGGTTGTCACAATCATCAGCATACATTACCTTGCGACCTTTAATCAAAGGCAGTTGCTTGACTACAACTTTGGGAGGAAGAATGTATCCTTGTTCTACAAGTTCAGGAGCAGGAACATTGACAAGAACCTGACCATAAACTGCGCCATCATTCATTCCTGGTTTGAATACTGTAAGACTATGCTTAGGAGTAGCAGTGTAAAAGTAGCAACGATCAGCATTATTAGAAAAGAATTCTGTGGCAGGGAAAAAGTTACGCTGAACGCTATTATGTGCTTCATCAAAGTAAATCGTGTTTACTTCAATATCTGCCTCCATCACACGATGAAGCGAGTGATATGTGGTAAAGATAATAACATTCTCACCAGCAGTTCTAGCAGTGCTGGCAAACATGTGGATGCTGTCAGATTTAGTGCTGCTAAAGTGATGAGTTTCACCACTATGAACGTGCATGATATGTGTATTGGTAGTATCAACAACCTCAAGAAACTCACTACACAACTGCTCTGCCAAAAGAATACGCGGAGCAACAACAACTGTAGTAGTGCCATTGTTGATAACATCATGACGACGCTGAGTATCAACAATCATGGTCAATGTTTTACCACCACCAGTGGGAACAATTATCTGACCTTTGTTATACGCAAGCATACGATCAAGGATGCGATCTTGATGTGGGCGCAGGGTGATTTTGTTCATGAATATAATATACAGAAAAACACCACTCCCGTCAAGGAGTAGTGGACAGAACAGGTAGTGTCACACCTTAACAATTAAGATCTCATGTGATTCTTTTTTATTATGTTCAACACCTCTTTCTTTCTTATACTTTCCTACCCGTGTTTCTCCTGCTTGATATGAATAATGCCATTCGGGATAATATAACTCAAAGTCAGAATAGTATTCACGGATTGTTTCACAATTATTATAGGAAAGAATAAAACTACCTTTGTGATTGTGTAACTGATCCCTCAACTTTTCATGATCAAATCCTTTGTGATGCACATCAATGTTGCAGTTAGGGTACATTCCCTTCAACATTTTATTATCAGAGTCTTTATCCAAATAATATGGAGGATCTAAGTAAATCAAATCATCTGGATAGTTTGGAATAACTTGATCGAAAGTTTGCTCTTCTACATGTAGATTAGGGTTACGATAAGACCTGATGTAATGCACCATCTTATCCCATTTTGTCTGACTCTCATATATCTTACTCATCCATCCCATATACATCGGACCATAAGAAAGATTATGGTTGAAGTAATAGTATGCAGCAGCAGTGATGTCATCTAATTGGATTGATTCACGTTTATAGTGATCAGTTTTCCAATCTTTGAGAATTTCTTGTGTATAATCCCACTGCACCAGTTGCTCTTTTATCTCAGCATACTTTTCCTTGGTGGGTGTCAACTCCTGGAGTGCATCTGCAAACTCATTAGGTGAATCTAACAGTACATTCCAGAAGTTTACGAGTGCATGAAAGATGTCAAATCCATACACAGGAATGTCAAGTTCTGATGACCACTTTGATTCTAAAGAACCTCCCCCAATAAAGGGGGAGATGATTCGATTAGGATATGGAAGTTTAGGAATATATTCTGTGATGATTTTATATGCCTTGGACTTACCACCAGCATATCGAATCGGTGTCTTCATACTCTAGGATCTGCAAATTTACTTGAAATTTTGACTGCATCAGCAATAGTTTCCTTTCCGATGCGATACGCAGCAGCGAAACCTTGGGCATCAGCATATTCTGCATACTTATCTAGGATATAGTATAGCACATAACGATTAGATTTTCTATCTGTATATGGTTTTACCAAACCATCTTGAGAGATTGTCTGAGTTAGAAATTTGGTAACATAATCATAGAAGTTCTTCTTCCTTCCATTAGTCAAAGTGTCAATAAACTCTTGCAACAAGACTATAGAACGAAGTGCGGTGCCATTTACATATTTTGCCTTTGGAAATAACTTTTTCCAAAGATTGTAACCTTTCAAAATTTTGTTAAAACTATCACTATTGTAGTCAACTGTCATAAACCAAAATTGGTAGAAACCTTTCAGTTCCATTGGAGGATTTTTCTTATTCTCTTCATCATCTTCTTCATCATCACGAACAGCACCAAATGTTCCATCAACAACAAGATCTAGAGACATAAGAACTTGTTGAACCCACAATGCTTCAGGTACTTTCCAGACAACTCCGGCACGAATCTCCTCTAGTTTTGTGAGTTTCTTTCTAAAGGTATTGAGTTCCGTAAAAATTTGTGCCTCTGCTTCTTCACATTGCTGAAGAGTATAACCTTCAGGATGCCTAATAACAGCACACATATACGGATCTTCTACACCACTTTGAAGATACTTGATGCCCTTGTGTTGCCCATCAATAACTCTCGAACCACGTTCTGATTCAGAAACAGAGTCAGGGCGAATGGCAATAACCATCGGGAGAAGTAGCGACCAATTCATTTGTCCCTGCTTTTTAATCGACGAAGCAGAAATCAATCTTTGGTATTTTTCCTCTGGAACAAGTGCTAACACCTCAGTGCGTGTCAGTTCAATATATTCCAGTTTGTTACCTATTGCACCAGTTGGTACATTCAGATAGGCAAATTGTTGGGCAAGTTGCCCCAGTGTCTTAGACATGATGATACCTCTTTGGTAAAGCGGAGATTTTTTCCGCGAGTGAGTTGTAAGACTTACAATTTACATTGTAAGAATGTAAGCACTTTTTGTGCCTACAACGATATTATATAGAAGGTTGAAAAATTTGTCAACCCCTAGCAGTTGCGGTCAAAATGGCAGCATGTGCTTCTTGAATGTATTGCTCCCATGCTTTACCTGCTTCCTGATAATTCCAGGCAGGAAAGTTACCTTCAGAGGCAACATAGTCAGCAATACATTTCTCTTCCATTTCTTTGAAAGCAGAGATTGACATTTGCTCTGTTCCAAAAAGTCCCTTGACAGGAGCAGATACCTGTTCAGAAGTAATCATGTAGACAGATACCTCCTCTCCTTTCGTTACTGCTTCATATACCAGTTGATTGATACCGAAGGAACGAATTGATGGGCGTCCGGTATTAGCAGACACATAGAAGGACATGGTGGACTTGATACCACCTTTGGACACACTGCCACCGATCTTCATAATCTTCCCATTTTTAACAAGAAGATATACACGACCAGCATCATCTTTGAGAACATCTTTAGAAACGTTCTCGTAGATGAGTTTTAATCGTGCTTTGGAAGTTCCGTCATTGATAATGAACTTACCGATCAGAGTAGCGGTCTTAACTGTTGCGATGTTCATAGTAACCTTTTTTATGGTTTGGGAGAGTCTTTACGGCGCTGCTCATTCCGATACTCATACTATAACGCACAGAGAGACCCCTAGGAGACCCTCTGTGCCACTTGTTTAACCGTCTTGGTCCTCTTGTTCTGGTTCTGCCTTTTTAATAATTTTTGGTCCTTTTTGAACCATATCGTTATCAATAAAAAACTGAACTCGTTCGTGTCGCATATTCAAAAGTTCATCATATCTTTGTTTTTGTGCATCTGTGTAATGAAAATTTTGATCTCTCCATTGTTTCTGGAGATCTTTCATTTCGTATAGAATTTGAGCGGGTCTCATATCAGACAGTGTAATTGGTTTGGGTAAATTCATCACATTTGACATTGTACTTCCATTGAGATTCATTCTCTTCAAGATCTGTAAGATCGAAGATTTCACCAGGCATGTCCTGAATCTCGCTCCAGATGTCGTCCATGTGTTGTGTTTGTTTGA